GTTCAAAGCACACCATCTTACGTCTACATAACACATGTTGGAACAATGTAACAAAAAGGAATTTTGATGCGTAAGAATCGGCCACAACCAAAAGTCCATTGCTCACACTCAAAAATGATCAAGCTCTCTGCCCTTGTCCCCAATCCTCGCAACCCCAATACGCACCCTCCACGACAAATTGAAATGCTCGCGAAGATTATCTCGATTCAGGGCTGGCGGGCTCCGATCACCGTGTCCAACCTCTCAGGTTTCATCGTACGCGGACACTGCCGGCTTCTGGCCGCGCAGAAACTTAAACTGGACGAAGTACCGGTTGATTTCCAGGACTACGCCAATGAGGCCGAGGAGTGGGCGGACCTTGTGGCCGATAATAGGATTGCGGAATTGGCGGGGATGGACAACGAACTTCTTAAGGATCTCCTGGGGGACATCGACGATCTGCCATCCCTCGCGGACATCTCCGGGTTCACGGTACGGGAACTAGAGGATCTATTCAATCCTCCGGAACCACCGACAGCAATCAAAACGCCAGTACCGTACAAAATGGTCTGGGTTCTGATCGGGGTCCAAATATCTCATTGGAGTGAAGTAACCGAGAAAATTCGGGACCTGGAAAAAGATCCAGAGATTGAGGTCCATACCAGTGCAAACTAGGAAGATTGATAACTCACAGGCCAGGGGCGAGGGAATTCTCGGCCGAAAGCGCAAGCGATTCCGCCTAATCGACGTGTTCGCCGGGGCCGGGGGGATGGCTCTCGGGTTCTCGAAGATGTTCGCCCATGCGTTCGATTCCGTATGGGCCAATGATTTTGACGATGCCTGCGTACGCACGTATCGCAAGAACTTCGGAGACCACTGCCTGTCAGGCGACATCGTGGACATTCTCAACGATCCGGCAACGCAGATCCCGCCAGCCGATGTCGTCATTGGCGGTCCACCGTGCCAAGGGTTCAGCCTTCTGAACAAGAACCGCGAGGGCGACCCCCGAAAACAACTCTGGCGTCCGTTTCTTGATGTTGCCGAGAGGTCCGGAGCCCAAGTTTTCGTAATGGAGAACGTGCCGCAACTCCTGGGCTCCTTCGAGCACGGCGAGATTATGGGTACGGCAGAAACGATGGGCTTTAAGTGCTGGAGCGAAGTGCTCTGCGCGGCCGATTACGGCGTACCGCAGACACGCCGCCGGGCGTTCATCGTCGGATGCAAGTTCTTCGATCCCTCCGAGGTGTTTCCACCGAGGAAGACGCACTTCGACCCGCGCAAGGGCGGCGTGCAGATTTCCTTTTTGCAAGGGGACCGCAACGGGTATCTGCCTGGTGCCGTGAAGTGGCGCACAGTCCACGATACGATCGCGGATCTTCCGCAACCGAAGGGAACGGAAATCCGCGACGAAGGCCCGCCTTTCGATCTTCACTTCGGACGTTCCCCTACTCCGATGAGCATCGCCCGTTACAAGGCGATTCCTGAAGAGGGCATGAACCGTTTCGACCTTCAGAAGCGCGCGCCCGAGTTGGTCCCGGGCTGCTGGATTCGCAAGAAAAGCGGCGGGACGGATCTGTTCGGCCGACTGTGGTGGGATCGTCCCGCGTTCACGATTCGCACGGAGTTCTTCAAACCGGAGAAGGGCCGGTACCTACATCCGAATCAACACCGACCGATAACGCACCGCGAAGCGGCACGGCTGCAGTCCTTCCCGGATGAGTTCGTCTTCACAGGATCAAAAATCGAGATTGCGCGCCAGATCGGCAACGCCGTGCCACCGGGCCTGGCGGCACGCGTCGCCGACGTGGTGTATCTGCTTCTGACGATGAACGACCGCTGACATGACCGATGTATTCTCCAAGGAGAAGCGAAGCTGGATTATGAGTCGCGTCAGGGGACGTGACACCAAGCCGGAGATACTCGTTCGATCGTTCGTTCATCGCATACATGAGAGAGAAAGTCCGGCTTCGCCTAGAGTTTCTCTGGGACCATTCAGGTTATTGCAAGTCGATAATCTGGGACCATTCTGTTTCAGGTTCTCAGCTACAGCTGTAGAAGGGTACGACTCTGTAACAAAATAGCTATCATCGTTCAGGAGGAGTGTGGAGGAACCGAACATGAAAGACGGAAGAAAGTATCTGTGGCACGATGAGGACGTTCATAGAATGCACAAGGAGTTCCAACGGCATCAGCGGAGACGCGAGCGGTTCTTCGTCATCATAGCAGGCGTCTGCATTCTTCTCTGCACGGTTCTGATCGTTCTCGCCTACGCCGCAGACTGGACGGCGGCAGGAAGTTCGTCAACGACGACCTGGACGACAACCGGGCTCTCGATCGGGGACACAATCTCCGTCAAAGTTGCGGCCAGGGACGCACTCGGCAGGCCCGGCCAGGAGTCAGACGATCGCGCGACCTGCCCGCAAGAGACCGAAGACATGGTGCTGATTAATCTGGGACCATTCAGATTATTACGAGTGACACGTAAGAGTCTCGCGGGAACAGAAACGAGGCGGACCCGTGCGACACCCGATGCCGATCTCACGTGCGTCGGTTTTCCGTCTTCATCCTGGATTGCTAACGAAGAATGGCGGGAGGCGCATATTTCCAGTACCGTACAAAATGGTCTGGGTTCTGATCGGGGTCCAAATATCTCATTGGAGTGAAGTAACCGAGAAAATCTCCTCAAGAAGGACCTCCTCGCGGAGATGATTTGACCAGGATCAATAAGCGAACAAAATCGAAACCTCATCAGGACGACCGCGCCTCCAAGCTCCGTCTCCTCCTCGACGCCGGGCAAGCGGCCAAAGCCCACATCTACCGAGATCTTCTCGCCAAGATCGAGGCAAAACAAACCCTCAAGCCATCCGAGATCCGGGCGCTCGCATCTCTTGAACGAGAAATCGAGGCAGAACTTTCCGGAGGATCGCAAAGCGACACAGGGAAGCACACCTATGACCAGGCCGCTACCTACTGCGGCTTCTCAAAGCGAACTCTCAATTGGCATGTGTCGAGGGGGAATCTCAAGCAGGGGCCGGACGGGAAATTCGATGAGACCGAGCTCGATCGTTTTCTCACAGCCAAGGGGCGCAAGGGCGGCGGCGGCACAGCCAAGGAGCGGGCCGACCTCCGTTACAAGCTCGCCCGCGCACGGCGAGAGGAAATGCTCGTGGCGCAACTCAAGGGTACGCTCATCGACCGATCTACAGCAGAAAAGCTCTGGTCGGACCGGGCTCATGAACTGGCCAAGTCCCTATTCATGCTCTCGCGCACCATCGGTCACCAGGTAGCGGCGGCGAGCGAGCAGAAACTCGCGGATGTCATGGCGATCATAGACGCCCGGGTCAAGGAAATGGTGCTTACTTACTCAAGGCCGGCTGATGGGATAGAAGGGTGAAAGTGTGGCGCGGCTGGGCGGGGCATGGCCTGGCATGGCCTGGCGTGGCCTGGCGTGGCGGGGCACGGCGTGGCAAGGCGCGGCGAGGCATGGCAAGGCCGGGCACGGCGTGGCAGGGCGCGGCGAGGCATGGCGAGGCGGGGCTAGGCAAGGGGACCAATGGTCCATAATTCAAAGGAGGATGAAGATGAAAACGGCAAAGGTCAAGATCACTGGTGCAACACCTCTGTTGATGCATGCGGACAGCATCGAATGGGCTGACAGAATGGAGGAATGGAAGAACGATCCGAAGAACAAGAAGATGTCGAAAGCCGGAGACGATAGAACCCCGCCATGGCGCTGGATCGGGTGTCTCAATCATGACGGCAAGGTGATCACGATTCCAAATGAGTACATCATGGCATGCATCATGAGGGCGGCAGCACAGATCCCGACCGGACGGGGCAAGGGCACCTTCAAATCTCAGAGCCAAAGCGGGCTTCTCTGCCAGGACTTCCATTGGCCTCTTCTTGTCGATGGCGGGACTATCTCTATGGGCGATATCAACGATATGCAGGATCTCGATACGTTCAAGGACAACCAAGAGGCGGCCGCAGCCCTCGGTATCACCCTTTTCACCAAGCGGGCCAAGATCGGCGCATCAAAGCATATCCGCGTTCGTCCGCGCTTCGATAACTGGAGTACGGAAGGAACGCTGTCGATTCTAGATGAGCAGATCAGCACGAAGATCATCGAACAGATTTTCGAGATCGGCGGGCGATACATCGGCCTCGGAGACTGGCGGCCAGGCGGGAAGACTCCGGGGCCGTTCGGAATGTTTGAGGCTCAGGTTATTTGATCGGCTCGGATGCGGCTAGGCTTGGCAAGGTCGGGTTAGGTCTGGCATGCCATGGTTGGGTTCGGCGAGGCGCGGTGAGGCTTGGCGCGGCTGGGCGCGGCGAGGCGGGGCGAGGCGCGGCGGGGCCTGGCAAGGCCTGGCAAGGCAAGGGGACCAATGGTCCATAACGAAAGGGGGAAAAGATGGAGACAAAGAACTATGCGGCAATCTATAAAAGAGGGCTTCCCTATGAACCAGATGTGCGAAAGCTTGAAGAAACATTCCCATCACCCGAGGAAGGCCGGGTGATCACAAACGATGAGCTAAAATCAGTTCTGGGTTTGGATCGAGTAGAAGGAAGGCTCAACGCGGTTGTGAATTCATGGCGAAAAAGGATGATGCGTCAAGGAATTCACATGCAGTGGGTTCCAGGGATTGGGCTCGAAATTCTATCTCCGGCTCAAGCACAAGAGGCAGTCAGAAAGAGAATGGGAAAATCAGAGCGCCAATTGAATCGTGGCATCGAACAACATTCCTTCGTTGACAGAAGCAGATTGGACACCGTTCGACAGAAGGTATTTGATAACGAAACAATCGCGTATGCAAAGCGGAAGCTCATTTTCAGAGAAACAAACAAGGATCTTGCGATAGGTTGCCCGAAAGTAATCAGTCTGCCGAGACCGAAGAACGCAGCGGCCAAATGATCTGCTCCCTTCCCACATCCTGGCTCGATGATCCGGCACAGGCGCTTGCATGGACGCCTTCGGAGCCGATCACATGGACCGCGGCCGAACGCGACGCCTTCCGCCCGCCTCCGGACATGACCGTCTCCGAATGGGCGGACGCGAACAGAATCCTTGCCTCCGGATACTCGCGACAGCCCGGGCCCTGGCGCACAAGCCTAACCCCATATCTCCGTGAGGTGATGGACGCATTCTGTCTCCCGCACATCCGGCATATCGTACTCTGCTTCGGGACCCAACTCGGCAAGACGGAATCCCTGCTCAACATGCTCGGCTACACGATCGATCAGGAACCATACCCAACGCTCTGGATCTACCCGCGCGAGGACGACGCGAAGAGCGTAAGCCGCACCCGCTTTCGGGCCTCTCTCCATTCCTGCCCGTCGATCGCCGGCAAGATGCCGGAGACGCGCGAAGGGCTTCAACTCCTTGAGATGCAATTTCCGGGGATGCCCCTCTGGCTGGCCGGGGCGAACTCGGCGGCCGGGCTCTCGCAGAAGGCGTGTCGCAACGTCTTCCGCGATGAGATCGACAAGTACCCACTTCGGGTTGGGGACGATGCGGATCCGCTATCTCTGTCCGAGGAGCGGGCCAAGAGCTTCTGGGACATCCGGAAAATCGTAGATGTATCGAGTCCGACGCTTGAGGAACGCGGCATCTGGCGACAGTTGCAGGCATGCGATGCGATCCTTCATTTCCGCGTCCAATGCCCGTTCTGTGGGCTTCCCCAAAAGCTGGAATTCCTGCAAGTGAAATGGGACAAACCAGAGAGCAAGGATGCTCCGCTCAAAGAAAGGATCCGTGTTTGCCGAGAGACAGCTGAATATCAATGTGAGAACTGCGGGAAGACGATAGGCGATGATTACAAGCAGGCGATGCTCGCCTCCGGTCGGTGGGACTTTCAAGAATCGGTGGACCTGAAATCCGTGGGCTTTCACCTCTCCTCTCTTTACAGCCCATGGCTCACATGGGGAGACGTGGCCGAGGTCTTCCTTGAGGCTACGGATGCCGAAACCGGGAGCCGAGAGAAACTTCAGAACTTCAAAAACGGCTGGCTCGCGGAACCGTGGGTTGATCGGGCTGAGACAATGAAGGAGGAAGCAATCCTCGCTCACCGCGTATCGATCGCTCCCCTGATAGCGCCCGAGGGCACCATAGCGCTGACGGCCGGCGTGGACATGCAGAAATATGGTTTCTGGTTCACTGTCTGGGCGTGGAGCCGTGGACTCGATTCCCATCTCGTGAGTTACGGCTACCTCCCGGATTGGGAGGACGTGCAGGAGATGATCTTCGCCGCCGAATGCCGCATTGACGGGTCAGAGCACACTATGGGCATTTGGCGCGCCGCACTCGATACCGGGGGCGGAGAATCGGCCGATGGACCATGGTCTAGGACAGAGGAAGCCTATGCTTGGCTCCGGCAACATGGACGCCGTCGGATCTGGGGAGCTCGCGGCATCAGCCGGAACACAACCGGGGCTCGCATCCGTCACACCATAATCGACAAGATGCCGGGCAAGGGGAATCAGCCCATCCCCGGGGGCCTCATCCTTTGGCTGATCGATAGCGACCAAATGAAGGACACATTCTTCTGGCGGCTCGATCAAGGGGCGCAGGGTCCGCAGAAGATCACGCTCCATTCGGAGACCGGGGAGGATTTTGCCAGGCAGATCCTCGCCGAAGAGAAGCGGAGAACGCGGCATGGGACATGGGAATGGGTGCAGGTGCGACGAGATAATCATCTGCTTGACGCCTCGCTCCTCGCCCATGCATGCGCTGATCCGCAATGGGCTGGGGGCTTGCGAGGCAGAGGCGCGACATCGCGGCAGGCCGATCCAGGGCCCAAGTCACAAGAAACACAGAGCCGCAAGCCCGAGAAGAAATCATGGATGCCTCAACAATCAAACTGGCTTGGGGGAAGAAGATGAACGAAAGCATCGGAAATACGGCGCTTCGCGGGGTACGAGAAATCCGTGAGTTCACCCGCCGTTCCTGGGGGACGATCGAAACATGGATAAGGAAGCAGAAATTCCCTGCGAGACAGATCAATGGCGTTTGGGAATCTGACAAGGCGCTCATCACGAAGTGGAAGCATGACCAGATCAAGAAAGGAAAAACTGAAGAAATCTAAGCCTTCCAAAAAGCCTGTCAAGTAGTTTTCCTCGTTCCGCAACCTTCCGCAGCGATCCCCATCGTTTTACAGCGTAACTGACAATCTCGCCCGATGAGAGACGCCCTTATACTGGCCTCATCTTGAGGCATATCTATTTCTGTTTCTTGAGAGAGGTGAGAAATGAGACCGCGCAGGGCGAAGCAGACAGAGCAGACGCAAACCCAGAATCGAAAAGTCTTCTGCCCATCTTGCGGCAGCCCATTCATCTCCTGCCAACAGCGGCGGACCGGATACGGGCAATACCGTTGCAAGACCTGTACACATCGATGGGAGGTCCGATAGTTGGCGACCTTTACGACATGGGATGCGCTGATCACGGCGATCAAGGATGCAATCGCGACCCATGTTGCGACCGGAGATTTCCGGCTTCGGTCAATCACCATCGGGGCCGGGGCCGCAGCGCATACCCGGCAAGTTGCGACATTCGACGATCTAAAGGGCGCGCTCGAATGGGCAAAGGCCATGAAAGAGATTGAGGCGACTGAGGCAACCTCTCGCGTCTCCTTCGGCCGCTTTCGAAAGGACTACCGGTGAACTGGCTGGATCGGGGGATCGGCAAGATTTCCCCCTCATGGGGCATGCGGCGCATGATCGCCAGGCGTCGACTCGATTGGCTGCGGAGCCAGCAGGCCCGATTCTCAGAAAGCCGCCGATCCTTCGAGGCCGTATCCGGGGATCGCCTTCGATATGATTTCTCGACGACCACCCTTTCTGCAGATTCGATCATCGCTTCCGGGGCAAAGGCCGTCCGGCAGAACGTGCGGCAGCTCGAGTACAACAGTGGGTTTGTGGCCGGTCCGCTGAAAAGAATCGTGGACAACGTGATCGGGACCGGGATCCGGTTTCAGGCCGCAGTAAAAGCCGCAGAGCGCCCAGGAGATCCACCGTTCTCCCAGGACCAGGCCGAAGCGTTCAACCGTCAGGTGGAGCGTCTATGGCGCAAGTGGACCCGCCAGGCTGATAAGCGCCTGATCTCCTCTTTTTTCGAACTTCAAGCCCAGGTGGCGGGCGCACTCTTCCGCGATGGGGAAGCCCTTGTTGTCGGACGCTCCAGCGGCCGCCCCGGTCGCCTCATTTCATACTGCCATGAGCTTCTCGAAATCGATCGGCTTGGGACGCCTCCTTCGCTCATCGGCGATCGCCAAGTGCTCAATGGAATCCGCTTTGACAGTGAGGGCGTCCAGCAGAGCTATTACGTGCTTCGATCACATCCCGGGGACACGCTCTCTGCCCTCGCTGGATTCCGAAGCGAGGACTACGAAGAGATCCCCGCATGGAATCCGAATGGCACGCGGAAGGTGCTTCATCTTTACCGCCCCCTTCGGCCAGAACAGACTCGAGGCTTCAGCGAGTTTGCCGCCGGGCTCAAAGATCTCCAGGACCTTGACCGATACCGAGAGGCCGAGATTATGGCCGCCCTCGAGGATGCCTGTCTCACCGGGTTTGTGAAGACTGATACCCCGAGCCAATTCCAGGATGACACGACGACCGATAACCAAGACGTTGACTCGGGATCCGCCAGAATCCACGAATTCGCGCCGAACAAGTGGCACTACCTCAAGCCCGGCGAGGACGTGAAAATCCATGCCCCATCTCGCCCGGGATCTCAGTTTCAAAACACGCTCGATCTCCTGCTCTCCGGCACGGCTAACGCGATGAACATTCCGCCCGAGATCCTTTCCCAGAACTGGAAGAACATGAACTATAGCAACGCTCGAACCGTGCTCCTCCAGTGGTATTTGTTCTGCCGCATCGTCCAGGCCTACATCATCACCCACTACTGCATCCCGACCTACCAGAACGTGCTCAACGGCTTTGTTGCGGCCGGACTGATCGAGGCGCGCGGGTTTGGCCAATGGCAGGATGAGTATTCCGAATCGACATGGACGCCTCCGGGCTGGCAATGGGTTGACCCTGTGAAGGAAGCGCAGGGAACACAGATCGATCTTGAAAATAGCCTCGACACGCTCACAAACGTGCTTGCGGCGCGTGGGCTCGACATCGAGGAAACCCTTGAGCGTAGGGCATGGGAACTCAAAAGGATCAAGGAGCTCGAGGAGAAGTACGGTGTGAAGTTCCCATCTCCGGACCGAACCGGGAAAGCAGAAGAATCTGGCGAGCAAAAACAGGAAGAGCTACCGACTCTTCAGTGAGGATTGACAGATGGCGGATGAATTCTTTCGATCGTTCGACTTGGACCGGGCGAAGCTCGACGAGACGAACCGAAGAATCCCGATTTCTTTCTCCTCGGAATTCCCGGTTGAACGATGGTTCGGGAGAGAAATCTTGCTGCACGGCGAGGATAACGTCGACCTCTCCTTTCTGAAACGCGCCGGGACCATACTTTACCATCACGACCCCATGAAGATTGTGGGTCCGATGATGGAGCCGAAACTCGAAAACGGTCGAGGTGTGGCGGTAGCGGGCTTCGACGAAGACGACATTGGCAATATGTGCATGATGAAGGTGAGGTCCGGAAGTCTTCGCGGCATCTCCGCAAGATACAAAATTCTGAAGTTTCGCGAGGTCCTGCCGGGCGAGGAATACGAGCACCCGAACATGCCTGGCAAGAAGATCAAGGGGCCAGCGATGGTCGCCTTGAAGTGGATGCCTATCGAAGCGTCATTCACACCGATCCCGGAGGACCCCACCGTTGGGGCCGGTCGATCCATGAGCCGGTCTCTCGAAGGAATCGAAATCGAGACAAGTCCATCCCACGCAAATCAGGAGGGCATTGAGATGGAAGAGAAGGACGTAAAGAAACTGCTGGCAGACGAACTCACCCCGATCCGATCCATGGTCGAAAAGCTCAAGGTGCCGACGGTCGAAGAGGTGGTGACCGCGGTCCGCTCGGCAATCGCCGATGAGGCGAAACCGAGGTTCCGGGTCGATGCACCGGCATTCGCCCTGCTCATGGACCGCGCGGCTGCGATCGGCGTCGAGGCCGAGGCCGTTGTGGCCCGGATGCATCGCGACGGGAAGACCGAGGCGGAAATCCAGAGATCGCTTCTCGACCTGGCCACGGGCAAGCGGGATGCCTCGAATACGATCCAGGGCGGCGACCGGCAGGGCGATCCGAACAAGGACGGGACGCGCGAAGCCGTCCGCTCCTTCAAGGGGCTGAACGACGATGAGTTCTTCGCGGCACTCGCCAACCCGAGCCCGTTTCTCGTCTGATCAGGCCGGCAGAAGGAAACCATAACAGACCATCGGCTTTTCGGAGGATACGAAGATGACAGCGGTAAACAAGGACCCCTTTGTGAGATCCCTGAGCCATGACGGGAAGCCTCACGTGTTTCGTGGGCTCGTTCAGGCCGGATCAACCCAAGCGATCAAGATCGGCGAAATCTGCGCCTTCAACAAGACGGCCGGCTATTGGGTTCCCGTCTCGGCGGTCAACGATTTCATCTATGCGCTGGCTGTCGCAAGGCAGGAACAGAAGTCTGACGATGTCGCCGGGTACATCGAGTTCTACAGCCTCCATCCTGACGATCAGTTCGAGTTTACAATCGACGCAGCCCGGGCCCTGGCACTCGGGGACACCTTCCTGCTCACGACATCGGACAGCCAGAAGTTGACCTATTCCGCGACCGGCTACCCCGTGGCTCGATGTGTCGACGACGGCCACTATCCGGAGAGGGGCGCCGGGACCACAATCCGCAACCGGAGCTATGCGGTAGTCTCCTTCAACATCGCTTGTTCGGCCTGGGGGCTCCTGATCAGCGGGTGCGGGCTTGGCGTTGAGAAGTGGGTCAACCTGACTGCCGCGCTGACCACGCTCTACAAGGAACAGAGTGGCCTCTGCATCACGAACGTCGGCGATTCTGACGCGCAGATCCAGCCGCTCCCCCAGTCCTGCCCGAAAGGAACATGGTTCAAATGCTTCGCAGAGGCAGCCGCTGATCTGGGGTTTGACCCTGGAGCAGCGGGCGCGATCTATATCGAAAACGCGAAGCAGACCGACGCCAAGGGCGCGTGGGTGGACGCAATCGGGGACAGTCTCCGCGTGACCTCCGAAGGAAACGGCGATTGGGTCGGAGAGACCTCGATCACGAGCGCGGCCGATCAGACCGCGGCACTCGACATCGAATCTTAACTGATAGTCGATTCTGACGCGAGGTTCAAAACCTTTTTCGGAAAAGAGGTACGGGAAAATGGACAAGCAGAGAAAGCCGCTGATCAGCAACCTGGCGACAGCGAGGGGGATTTCCCTGAGCGAGCTTCGGCTGCTGGCGAAGAACGAGCCGGCAGAGTTCGTCCGGAAGATGGAGTTTGGGGCCGCCTCCGGGAAACTCCGATTCTCGGATATCCGCGACATCCGGGGACTCTATCAGGCACTCGCCGACGTGCAAGTGCCCATCCAGATCCGGGACGCCTCGGATACCGTGCGATCGATCGGGGCCAGTGCCTTTCCGATCCTCACCGGGACGCTGGCCATTGCCGCGATCAACGATGCGTACATGGCAGCCCCGTCCATCGGCGGGCAGCTCGTCACGGAACTCGACGATACGAAGCGCGTAACGACGATCGCCGCCGTTCATGCGCTGGACAAGAACGTCGATGAAGTCAAGGACGATCAGGAGTTTCCGGAGATCTCCGCGACCGAAGAGAAGGTCGAAATCAGACACCGGCAGAACGGGCGCAAGGTGACGATCCATGCCAATGCGATCCTCGAAAACGAGATTGCCGACATCGTGACCAGGATCAACGCTCTGGGCGAGATCGCAGCGGAATGGATCGAGGAACAGACCCTCTACCGCGTCACCGACTATTACGGATCCAAGTTATCGCCTGCAGAGCCATACGTCTACCGCCCGAACGGAACCGGGACGGCCCTTTTCTCGGCGTCGGCAAACACCCCGGGAACGAGAGCCCCGAGCGGAACCCGCGTCAACAGCAACGCGCTCGTCGATGAGACCGACTTGACGAATGCGCGAACCGTGCTTCGGGCCATGAGGAACGCAAGAGGCAAGCGGATCAACATCCCATGGTCTGAGGTGATCATTCTCGTACCGGACGCTCTCGAAGCAACCCTCATGAAGATCGTGAACAGCGAGCTTGTGCCGGGCGTCGAGAACGAAATGAACGTCTGGGGTCCGCGCGGGAAATACTACATCCCGCTCGAACGTTGCATCTCCAGCCCGAAGATGGACGACATGAGCACGGCGACCTGGTACATGGGGGCCTTCCGCCGGCAGTTCGTCAGGAAGTGGAAGCTCCGCTTCGAATACATGACCCTCGGTCAGGACACCCAGGCGTACCTCAACAGCCGGATCGCTTTCCAGGCGCGCATTGCATGGGACTGCGAGATCGGGGCTACGGATTATCCGTTCGTTGTCCAGTGCCTCTCGGCGACGACAGCCCCGGGCGACGGCGGCTAACCGGGACTGGTCCGGAAGCTGATCATAGATCACACCTCAATCGGTTCGGAGGTGATCGAGATGAAGATCACACGAAGCACGAAGTTCCTTGCCTCGCTCGTTTTCTGCATCGCCTTGGCCGGCATCGTCATCGCGGACCCGCCATCTGAGCGTCCTTACGGGATCGCTACGCCGTACTGGTACGGATTTGCATATCGGTAAGGGGGTCCCGATGTGGAAAAGGCCCTCTACATCCCGATCGGCGAGGACAATTGGCTCGACTTCGATGTTTGGAACTCGTCGTCGGCCGATTGGCTCACCGGGGCTGTCAACGCGGATTTCACGATTCATCTCTTCCGCGATGGCGAATGGGTTTCCCCAACGGGTCTCTATGTCCATGAGATCGGGCATGGGGCATACCACGTCTCGAATTCCGCGACGCCTACCATCCCATATCAAAGCGCAGCCGAAGAGCAGGTCGTTATCCGGGTCAAGCACAGCACTTATGGGGGCTGGCGTCGGTTTTCGTTCTGGGCCAGGGACATATCCGGGGATGTTCCGACGGTTACTCAGATCGTCAACGCCATCATCGCCCTGCTCGGGATCAACGATCGGGCTCCGGGCACGGTGGTCACGGTGAGTGAGTCGGTCTTCGAGGGGTTGCTCACAGAATTCGACAGCGGACCCACTTCGGAGGCCGTCAGTTATGAACCGATCGACGAGAGCGCCTTTTCGATCAGGACCCTGTTCACGGTCGACGATGTATCCGAGACCGATGAATATGAGAGGGCGAAGGCCGTTGCTCATTTCCGGACGGCGGACCTCGAAGAGCATATCGTGAGGGCGGATACGTTGCCATGGGAAAACGACACTGTGACGCGCTCCGACAGCACGGTATGGATCGTGCGCCGCATCCTCGGGATCAACGGGGGAATCGTGACCGTTGAACTGACCAAGGACGAACGAAGGGTCTGGTGATGAATCTCGGCGGACTCGCATTGAAGATCGGAATCCCATCGGCAATCCGGAATTCCGAGAAGGTTGCCGCCCACATTCGGAGGGCCAATCGATCCGCGATCCAGGCAACCGGCTTTTATCTCCGCCAGCAGATCAAAAATGCTGGACAGACCGGCATTACAAGTCTTGGCTGGAAGCCTCAGAACCCGTACACGCTTCGCCTCCGAAAAGCGCATTGGGGGAAACAGCAATCGGCATGGGCAAAGGCCCTCGGTTACTCGAAGATCAAAACCGTTCGCGGAGGACGCCGAAGACTTGCCGCAGGCTCTATCACTCTCGGGAGCGGAGATGAGTTGCCAATGCAACGGCTCGTCTCCACGGTTCGTTATCAGTATCGAAGTTATCCGGAACGCGAGGTCATGCGGATCGGGTTCCTCACGCGGAATTTACAGCGGATCGCTGAGCGTCTCGCTTCGGGGTTCTCGATCCCGGTAACCAAGCGTTCAAGGAAATTCTTCTTCGCGATCGGGCTGCCTCTTCGCAAGGAGACAACCGCTTTCGTCGTCCCGGCGCGGCCTTTGATCGAGCCCGTTTACAACCGGGAGAAGGATAAGCTCGTCATCGGATACCGGCGGGTATTCTCTTTGAAGTTCGCGGGCGCACAAAATGACGTTCACTTTCTTTGAGAGGATCGCATGGCCCCGTTGACCATGGACGCAATCGGCAAGGCCCTGCGGAACGCGATCCGCGATGATGCCGCGATCCTCGCCTATTGCGCGTCCGAATTCGGCTCTGCCTATGCGATCTATTACACCTCTGGGGGCCGAAAAGGGAATCCGACGCAGATCCAGTATCCGGCCTTCGTCCTTCGTCCACTGAACAAGGATATTGGCCAGGGCGAAGCGAAGACGGATCGCGCCTACGCCTTTTCCCTCGGCCTGGCGATCGAGGATGAAACCCAGACCGAAACGACCGATGGGAACGGCGTGCTTTCGGTTGAGGCCGAAGGCCCGAAGGTGCTCGAGGATCTTCTCGACTTAGCGCGCACCGCGATGCGCTCGGTATCGACTGAGCTTTTCTTCAGCGAGGACACAATGGAGATGGACGAGACCGTTTTCTTCCCCGTGTTCTCGGCTGAAGTATCGATGCTCATCACCTATCCAATAACCCCAGGATTTGACCCGAGTTTGTAACAGGAGGGCCGAAAAATGGCTCAGGCAAGAGGAAGCGCCGCACAGATCGTGATCGATTTTGAAACCACCTACGGGAGCGATCCGGTAGCCCCTGCCGGGATTTTGATGCCGTTCAATCCTCCATTCGGCCTCAAGGCCGATCAGAATATGACGATCCCCCAGACTATCCGAGGGGTTCGCGACGCGACCGAGCCCATCTTCGGAAACCGAGACGTGCGCGGGTCGATCTCGGTTCCGGTTGATCTGATCGCCATTGGTTATTGGCTGCGCGCATTGCTCGGCAGCCCGGCGACCAATCAAAGCGTCGCCCCTTACGTTCATATCTTCAAGCCGGCGTCGTCAATCCCGAGCCTCGTCGTTGATGTCGGTCACACGGACATCACCCAATTCCTCAAGTACAACGGGGTCAAGGTGGACTCAATGGCCCTCGATTTCAGCGGAGACGGTGAGATCGTCGCGGCTATGGATCTCATTGGTGCGAACGTTGCGGCCTCCGGTACGGCCTATGACGCAACACCGACGAGTCTAACCTTCACCCGCCTTTCGATGCCGCAGGTGACGCTCGAAGAGGGCGGAGGCGCTTTGTCCAACGCGAAGATTATCAACCTCTCGATCAAGAACAGCCTTGATCCCGATTCCTTCGTGATCGGTGGCGGCGGCATCCGTGGCGCTCTCCCGGAGGGGACCTGTACAGTGACCGGAAAGGTCACCGCGATGTTTGAAAACCTCACCCTCTACAACAAGGCTCTGAACAACACCGAGTCGAGCCTCGAAGTCATCATGACGAGCGGTAGCTACAGCCTCAGCATCCTGGTCCCAGAGCTCAAGTACAAGCTCACGAGCCCGGTCGTCCAGACCCAGGGCGGCGTCTATGTCGAACTGGAATTCTCCGGGTATTATGAGAACGGAGCGGACGCGGCATGTCTCAAGGTGACGCTGGTCAATACGCATTCGGCTTACGCATGAGGTGGCCTCATGAAGGCTGCCGTCTTCAGCATGCAAGCCAACTGGTCCGGGCGCGAGGTCCGAGAGGCTATCCGGAAGGGTCTTGATCGCAGGGGCTACCCAACGTCCCTCCGAAGTCTTGAAGATCCAGGGCTTGACGATTGGGATGTTGCCGCGGTCTGGGGCTTTCGTCCTCCGATCCCGGAGTATGTTTCGAAGTGGGTCTCTGCCGGGCGTCGCGTCTTCGTCTGCGAACTTGGGCATCTGAGGCGCGCCAAGGCCCGTTTTCACCCGGACGGCCGGTTTGAGCGCTTGCATGATCAAGATGCCTATTATCAATTCGGCATCGGGAAACTGAACTGGCTCCCCCCTCCCCTATCGTGCCTATCCGATCGTTTTGACGCTCTGGCTATCGATCGCGCGACCTGCCCGCAACAGACTGGAGACATGGTGCTGATCGCCGGGCAAACGGTAGGCGATGCCTCCCACAACGTGGGATTCCGTGACATGGTCGCATGGACCGGGAAGACCGTGGAGGCCGTGCGCTCCTCCACCTCGCGCAAGCTCGCCTTCCGGCCGCACCCGAAACAGGCGCTTTCGATCAAGGACGGCCCCCTCGTGCGTCCGATCGGCGTCGACGAATACCGGAACCCGGTTAACCCACTGTCGAATGACCTCAAGGACTCTTGGGCCATGGTCACGATCTGCTCGACATCCGGCCAGGAGGCACTGCTCTCCGGGATCCCCGTCTTCTGCGAGCCGTGGGCAATCTACTCTGAGGTTGCGAACATGGATCTTCGAAAACTCGACTCTCCGGAATGGAAGGATACCTCCGACTATTTCAACCGGCTGGCCTATGCACAATGGACGATTCTCGAGATTTCTGACGGCATACCCTTCGAATTCTTGAGCGGATTTCCAAACTGAAAGGCGCGAGATGGGAGATGGGACCACAGCGGCGGCAGAGAGCTTATTCGGAATTCCCATCAAGGATCTCGGCGCATGGGGCATTCTTGCGGTCATCGCAATTCGATACCTTCTGGAGGGCGGGCAAGTGAGCCTTCGGTTATACAAGACAAGGCGCAATGGCAAGAACGGGCAAGGCAATGAGCCAGGGGGAAAGGTGGAGCAAATTGTCATCTGCCCCCTGGACCGCGCGGGGACGACAGAGAAGGTCAATACGATCGAACGGCATGTGGAGCAAATCGAGGCCCGCATGCTGCCTCAAGAGATCTTTCTCGAAATGCAGAAGGGGATAGGAAAGACCAATGAGCACCTGGCGAAGCTCGTTATGATCCTCGAGGATCGCAGAGCGCAAAAACTGGAGGTCGGCCATGATTTTTGAGGACGAAGGCTTCGGCGATCGGAATATCAAGGTCATGATCGAAGGCGAAGAGGTTTCTTTTACGGTCGCGCGAGAGGACTTCCGGGCCGTGCTCAAGGCCTACAAATCGGCCAGAGACGCCGGTCTTATCGATCCTGGAGCCCCTGGGAATAATGGGACGCGGGATCCTGTTGCCGGGATCGCCGTTTACAATTTTCAATTGATGAGCCTCATCAAGTCGTGGAAGAGCCTCGTCTCCCCAAACGGAAAAGAGGTCCCTTGTACTGACGAAAGAAAGCTCCGATTCTTCGGAAAATACCCGGCCGCCCTCTTTGAGATCGGGAGACAGCTTGAGGCCGCAGAGGAGGCGGAAGTAAAAAACTCCGCGACCTCGCAGCCTGGGTAAGCCGATACCGGCCGGAGGTGTGCGAGGCATGCAGGGACGCGAACAAGGCAAGGCCTGTTGAATGCGCTGGATGCACCCAGGAGAGGCCCTTGGATATCGGGATCAACCGCCTTGTGGCATGGGCATTTCAGAGGCTTTCCGGTGGGCTCTGGGACGGGATGGGAGGGGTCAACGTGCAGGGCATCGCCGCAGGACTTGAAGCCCTAGGCGTCGTCGGACGGTTGCGAGGTCTTTTGACGGAAAAGCTTATCGACTTGGCCGGAATGATCCAAACTGAAAATCGGAAGAGACGCGATGTCAAATAAGGTCGTAATCGAACTCGAAACCAAGGATAACGCGACCGCCGTCTTTCTGCGCGGCATCAGCGGCATGAAGCTTGGCCTTGCCGATCTGGAGAAGATGGCTGGCCAAAGCCTCGGCCGAACCAGCGCAGGCCTTAAGGAACTCGGCGGCGCGGCGGCCTTCATGGGCGGCCAGACCGGGAAGACCTTCGAGCGTCTTACGTCCGGATGGATGAAATTCGGAACGGTGCTAGCCGTCGGGTACGCGGTCAAGTCCGCCGTCTCAGGGATCTGGGATCTGCATAAGGAAATCACGGCGCTCGTTGATGGTACCGCAGATTTTGCCGGGCGCATCGGCATATCCGTCGAGGCCCTTTCGAAACTCGACTATGCCGCGAAGATGACGGACGCCGGGGTTGAGACGCTTCATTCGTCCCTCCAGAAGATGGCCCGCAGCATCTCGGAAGCAGCCCAGGGCATGGGGAAGGCCAAGGATGCATTCAAGGCCCTGGGGCTCGATATCGCGAAGCTCGCCGTCGAAAAACCAGACCAACAGTTCATGGACATCGTCCGGGCAATGGAGCGAGTCGGCAATCAGGGCGACCGGGTTCGCCTGGCATTCCAGATTTTCGGCAAGGGCTCCGGGCCGCTCGTCCAGATGTTGAACGAGGGGACCAGGGGTCTGAACCGCTTCTTCGACGAAGCTGAAAAGAGCGGGAACGTCATCGGCGCGGAGATGGCTGAGAACGCGGAGAAGGCCGAAGAAGCGATGAAGCGATTGGATGCGGCGGTCTTGGGGCTGAAGATCCAGTTTGCACAGGGGCTAAGCCCTGCCATTACTGGGATCATCGAAGATCTGACAATGCTTCTTGTTACGTTTGAGAAGGGGATCGCGTTGATTTTGGGAGAGGCAATTCCCGCAGCACTCGAAAAACTAAAGGGGAATTACCGTCGGACTATTGAAGGACTGAGACAGGAACAGGCGTGGGGAAATCTTGGGCTCCCGCCATCATGGGCGGAAAGGATAGGGCTCGGCCCCATACAGGCAGAGAGAGGTGTTGGACCGGAACGCCCTGAGATGCCACGATTCAATTGGCGCTCTGAGACAGAGGCGAAGCAATTACCCCCTCTTCCTTTGGTCATGACTAAAGAGCAAGAAAAGGCCCTCAAGAAATACGAGGACCTCCACCGAGAGGTAACCGAGCAGATCGCGGCTCTCACCCAAGGCGAATTCGAGGGCAAGCGCGAGAAGCTTCGGCAATGGCTTGCCGAAGCCGAGAAGACATACAAGGCCGCCGGGAAGCCCATCGAGGAACTTAAGCGAAATGCAGAGCTCCAGTTCGATGAAATCGGCCGGGCGGAGCGAACGAGCATCCTCGACAAGTCCGTGAGCCTCTATGATGAACTGGCCAAAAACCAGTCTTCCACCGTCGCCGATCTCCGGAATCTCTGGGATGCCTATGCTAAATGGCGCTTGGAGAAGATCGAGGCAGAGGCAGCGGCCCTCCGAAAGCAGGAGGTCCCCGAGGGGGTTGTTTATGCCGTGACCGCGGCCCGAAGGATGGAGGTTGAGGCGGAGCCGCAACGAGAGATCCGGGACAAGTCCGTGAGCCTCTACGAGGAGATTTTCCGGCAGCAATCAACGAAGGCCACTCAGTTGAGCGGCCTCTGGGAGCAGTATAAGACTCTCCGCCTGCGGCAGATCGAGGAGGAGGCCGACAGGCTTCGAAAGCTCGGGGTTGCCGAAGACCTCGTGACGGCCGCCGTCGAAGCCCAGAAGAAGGCGCTTGATCGGGGTCTTGAACCCCGTCGCGGGACTCGCGAATGGATCGATATGCGGATGGAGGAGGTCCGGAAAGGCGGGGCGAGGGACAAGGAACTCGACCGGTCTCGACGCGAGATGGAACTTCAATATGCCGAAGAACTCGGGATCGGACGCGGACGCGGCGCCCGCATGGGGCTGGAGCAGTTCACCGACGATCTCGGGACGCAGGCCTCGAGATGGGCAGATATCTCTCGTGGGGCGGCGGAGTCAATCACCGGCTCGATGGGCGATGCCTTCTCAGACATGATCCTCGGTACGAAATCCGTGTCAGAGGCCTTTGCCGAGATGGCAAATCAAATCATAGCCGACATCACCAGGATAATGATTCGCAAGGCAATAGTCGAACCGATTGCCGGCGGCATCCTCGGAGCCTTCGGCATCGGGCATGAAGGCGGGACGATCTCGACCGAAGGTATTGAACGATTCCATGCCGGAGGCAAGCTCGGTCCCCGTGAGCGGGTGATCATCGTTGAGATGGACGAGGTGGTCATCCGTAAGGAGGCGGCCCGAAAAATCCCGCGCTCCTTCTGGGAGGGGATAAATCGCATGCACGAGGGCGGGTTTGTCGGCGGATCGCCCAGACCGTTCATCATGCATTCAGGAGGGCCGATTCCCCAGGAACCTCAACGCGCTTCCGGGGAACAACCAAAGATCCAGATCAACATGGTGAACAAGAGCGGGGTTCCTCTCCAGGCCGAAGCCGGAGACATTCGGTTCGACGGACGCGGGTATGTGGCCGATGTGTGGCTCGATCTCTACCACAATAACCGGGGCTTCCGCCAATCCATCGGGAGGAGATGAGTATGCCTGAGATCTTCCCATCCACTATCAGGGCGCCCGCTTCAATGCGTACAGTTGACCGCGTCTTCGGCTTGGAGACGCCATTCGAAAGCGGGCATTCCCAAAGTCGCGCGAAGACCACGCGGAAGATCAAGTTGATTGATGTCTCATGGCACCTCATCCCAACTGACGAATATCTCGACCTAGTTGCCTTTTTCCGAGATGTCGGGAACTTCGATGCATTCTACTGGCAATGGCCGCTCGGGATGTATGGGGAACCGGGCTTCGGGGGTATTTCACAGACGGATGATGATGGAACGGGCTTTGGGCAGACGGAACAAGAAGTCGGGTACGGTGAAGGACTCGTGTTTCTCATGAGATTTGTAGAACCCGAATTACAGGCGGAATATTCAACCGAGTTCGACCGGTGGAACGTCGCAACGCGCATGAAACAGGTCTGAAATGCTCTCAATCCCCGCTGAACTGATCGCGAAGAAAAATGCGCTCTACCAGAGCGGCGCGGTCATCGAACTACTCGAAATCCAGATCTCCGAATCCGCACAGACGCTACGCCTTACGAGCAACGATGAGGATGTTGAATGGAGTGGATACACCTGGACGCGGTTCCCATTCCGAGGCGGAGAGGTTTCGGAATCATCTGATGGGGATCTCCCGAGACTCGATGTCCAAGTATCGAATGTGAGCCGGGTCATGCAGGGGTATATCGAGCAGACGGAGAACGGCCTGGTTGGGGACACGGTGATCTATCGACTCGTGCACTCGAATCATCTGGACCAGGATCCATATCTGACCGAGACCTTCGAGATCGTCGGCACGCGATGTGATGTAGTTTGGGTGACGTTTACTCTGGGGGCCGAGAACTTTCTGTTCCGGCGATTCCCGTTGAACACATTCAAGAGGAACGTCTGCCGCTGGAGACAGTTCAAGGGCACGCAATGCGGATATATGGGGGCAGCGACAACCTGTGATCGAAAGCTGTCGACGTGTATCGGATATGCAAATGAAGCCCGCTATGGTGGTTTTCCTGGGCTACTCGATGGGTTCTTCGATGTCTGAACCAGACGTCTCCGATCTGATTGGGAAACCCTTCGCCGAGTTCGGGCGCGGCCCGGATGCCTATGATTGTTATGGGGTCTGGATCGAGGTCCGGAAACGTCTGCAGCTCCCAGCCATTGACGTTGGGTCTCTTGCCATTTCTCTTTCGGAGGCGATTGCGGAGAAGATTCAGAATAGCAAATGGATGTTTCAAAAGGTCGATCGAGAAGAAGTTGGGGATCTTGTACTCTTTCGCGGGGTCGCCGGGATGAATACACATATCGGTGCCGTGATCGCTCACGGCGTTTTTCTCCATGGGGCGGCCGGAATCGGGATTCATCGCAGCAAGCTCAACAACCCGCTGTACCGCGATCGAATTGAGGGGATTTACCGGTATGTTGGGTGAGATTAGGGCTGTTCGGAGCCTGAACCCTTTTGACCCGTCTCGTCGCGAGATGCGAGCAGTGGAATACGTCCCCGGGCTCCGCATCCTCGACGTGGCCAAAGCCATCGGCTATCTAGAACCGTCCATCGTGCTGAGGAACGGCGCGATTGAGAAAGACCTCTCCCGCCTCGTCGCGCCAGGTGACATGATCCATGTGGTCCCAGTCATCCAAGAGCCGATCACCGCAATCATCACGACGATAGCCGAATTTGCCGCCGCCGCCGGATCATTCTTCACCGGAATGTTTGAAACTATCGGAGGGATTGTTGGGGGCCTTACTGCCGGGAACATGGCGGCTGGGGCAAAGATCGGCGCGATTGTCGGCAAGGGCATCCTCAGCATCGGCCTGGGGATGGCCGCAAACACCGTTGGAGGCCTCATTATCAACGCCTTGATGCCTCCCCCTGGAATGGGTACAGGGAGTCCGCCCTCACCGACCTACGGATGGGGACCTCAGAATAATCCCGGTCGCGAGGGAGCGGCAATCCCCGTGGTCTATGGTGAGGTGATGAGCTACCCCGTTGTCATCGGTCAATACATCGAAGTCGGGCCGGATGAAAGCCCATACGCCTCGAGCAAGTACCAGTGGATTCATACGTTGCTCGCTGTTCATGAAGGACCGACGAACAACATGCCGACCGCCAATGACATTTGGGCGAACGATGAACCGCTTGCCCTGCTTTACGGTTATGACGTGAAAGCCACGGATGGAAGCAATACGCCCGACACATCACAATTCAATAAGTTTCAGAAACTCCATCAATACCGAGCCCTGAACAAGCTCATGGGAGACCCGAGATGCGAAGAATTCGCGATGACCCTTCTGCACCTCAATGGGGACAACGGCTCGACGACGATCGCCGAATCCTCGATCTATGGGAATGTCTACACATGCCAGGGAGGGGCCGCGCTCTCAACCACGCATCCTTTCCTTGGCTCAGCAAATCTAGATGCGACCGTGGCGGGCGATTACGTGACCTGTGATCTCTCAGGGACGTTCGGACTCTTCAATAGTTTGACTCTCGATTGGGATGTTGAATTCCGATTTCGGCAGGCTGTGCTCACAGACGGGGTGATCGTCGGACAACAGCGCATTGATGCCGCCTACGAATTCTATTGGGCGATCAGCTACAACGGCGGCAACCTCGAGTTCATGTGCTACAAGCGCGTGAACTCTGGGGGATGGTTAGCAACGACCTTCTTCAACGTCTCGGGGGCCGCATCACTTTCCGTGGACACGTGGCATCACGTCCGCGTCTGCAAGTTTCAGCCTTCCGGCGAGACGGACTATACGGTGAGGCTCTTCGTCGATGGACAGCAGATTGCGTCCGGGATCCAGGCTACGACTCTTGAAACGCCGGCAAGCGGGACCTGGTCTCAGCAGATTGGTCGAGGCTACCGCCTCGAGACCGGGAGTGCCGTTCAGTATGACGGGCTCTGCGAAATCGACGAATTCCGGATTGTCATCGGACAGCTCCTCTATGACGTGAACGGATTCACCCCTCCATCCACGGAACTTGAAGCAGATCTCATCGAATACGTGATGACCAAGGGCATTGTCGACGAGATCACTCTGACCATTGAGGCCCCGCGCGGGATCTTCTATATCAACAACGATGCTGAACTTGAGATCTGGTACACGATCCTCTACTACGCCTATCGCAAGGTCGGGGATTCGACATGGACCGGTGCATATAAGGGGTTCTCTGGAGCAAGCCGCGAAGCGCTCTGGACGCAATGGACGATTATACTTCCGGAGCGGGCACAATATGAAATCAAAATGTTCCGGACAACGGCATTCGATGAGGACACGCGCCATCAATCGTCCACTTATTGGATCGGCCTCGATGAGATCCTGAACGAATTTCTGAGCTACCCGAATATTCAAGTGGTCCAGATTGGTCTTCAGGCCCAGGACCGCCTGAGTGGGCAGATCCCGACGTATCGAGTACGGAGCAATATCACACAGATCATTGTTCCGACCTTCGATGGTGCAAGCACACAAACGGTTGACCCGAGAACCCCCAAATGGGCGGCATTCGACATGTTGACCAATTCGCTTTCTGGCGCTGGCGTCTCGGCCGACCGTTTTGAAGAAGATGCCATGAATGATTGGGGAGACTGGACTGAAGGGCTCGTGGCCGGGAATTATCGTGCACGCTTGAATATGATTTTTGATGCTGAGTATGACATGGACAACGCCTTACAGCAGGTCGAAAACGTAGGTCGGGCGAGGCTCGTCCGAAAGGGAACAAAGATCAGTGTCGCAATCGAAAAACCTGGGGATCCGGTCATGTTGTACTCGGCCGGGAACATAGTTGAAGGCCAGTACGAATTGAAATACCTGCCGCAATCTGAGCGCGTCGATGCCATCGATGTTGAGTATCTTGACCGGAACAAAAATTGGACGAGGCAAACTGCCTTTGCGAGATCTACCGACTACGAGAGCCTCACGATACCGGCCAGGACTGCTCGGGTGTTCATTCCTGGGATCAACAATGAGGAACAGGCAAAACGCGAGGCCATCTTGCGGATGCAGCTCACCGAGATGCTGAAGCGATCTATCGAGTTTGGCGCCGGTCTCGATGCGATCCGCTGTGTCCTTGGTGATCTCTTTTACTTTCAGCACGGGGGCAATTCGGCAACGATCGGCGGCCGTCTTGCTGAGGATGTCGTATCCTCCAAGCGGGTAAGGCTAGACCAGACAATCAATCTCGCGGCTTCTGAATTTTCAGGAAACTGTAAGATCTGGATTCGTAAGGCTGACGATACAATCGAGGAACTTACTGTATCAGGCCCATGGGACACGAATACTGAGATCATCATGGTCGGAACGGATCTCACAGCGAGCCGCTTCGACGTGTTTATGATCGGAAAGAGTGTCGGAGAAAAGCACACATATCGCCTTATGCGGCAGGCCCGCGACTCGAAACAGACATATTCTCTTCGCGGTCTTGAGTACGACGAGGATGTGTATTACCACGCCGACTATGAGAGCGGCGAAGTAGCGATCTAAAGGAGATCGATGATGAAGAGACTGACCTCCCTTGCCCTTCTTTGGCTCATCCTGATTCTTTCCACGCCTTCGGCATTCACCACCGAGACCACAAATTACGGTCTCGGGAAGCCCGCGAAGGGCGCACGCGGATGGGACACCACAATCAACGCGAACATGGATACGATTGACGATGCCCTCGGCGATCTTTCTTCGGAGATTTCTGATTCCCCTGAAGTCCTCTTCTACAGCGACAAGTTCAACGGCCCAACCGGGACCACGGTAACCCTCCCGAAGACGGTCTCCGCTGTCACCGAGTACGGAGTTGCCATCACCCCGACGACCCGAGCCGAGGCGATCGGTGACATCTACGTCACGAAAACCGTGACAAACTTCGTAGTGAAGTGCGCCGAGGCGAACGTTACAGATACCTTTGTCGCCACCCTCTATTACACCGGAGATCTCAACGCCTACGGAGAGTCTGTCTATCGGGAATGGATCGTCTCCGCATCCTCAACGATCATCGATCATGGGCTCACGACAACGGCCGGATCGATCAAAAACCTGATCGATGCGGCTGGCTCCGATCAGGTGAATATCACCCTCCCGGGGAACCACACTTATCCATTCCTCCGCAACTGCACGTTTCCAGCCACGACGACATTCATCTATGACCGAGGCGCGATTCTCGACACTGACTATTCGATCCGCAGCTCTTCATTCTCCTGGGTCGTGAGCCCTTCTGACGCAGATGAATGGACGCTCCGGAGTTCCGGCGGCGGGAATCCAAATATCCAAGCGCCGTATACAGTGATCGAGGATTCGGACCGTCTGGCCGATGGCACGGCCGGGAGCCTGTCGGATGGGGAATGGGACTGGGCGGACAAGGACGGGCTGGGCTATTCGACAGTGTACATGAATCCGACGGCGGCCGGCGACCCTGATCTTGCGGCCGAGGGTTACTTCGAGGCCGGGATACTGATCACCCACAACGGCCTTCCGGTGGCTCCTCCGGGCCAACAGATTTTCGCCGGGCAGGGGGTTATTTCCTTTGGCGACTGTGCGATCACCATTCTCCACACCGGTTGGTGGGGGCTTGCTCGAGACGGGGCAACGGATGACACCGCGACCATCCAGGATTGCCTGACGGCGGCCGATGAAGACAATCTCACCGTGGATCTCGGGGCCGGAGAATATGCGGTCACACAACTTGATATACCGGTAGGGGTGAATGTGATCGGCGGTGGCGAGGAGACGACGATTCTCCACGGCAACGGGACTACGGACACAATCACCAACTCGGCCAAGTGGGAGAAGCAGGAATTCAAAAATTTCTCGGTCACTCACGAGGACAACACACTCGGCTCGGGGATTGCGCTGATCGACGCTCCGTATGGTGCCGTAAGCTGTGTGTTCAAGGATCTGCTGCTCACCGGGAAGGCCGGTGTATCAGATTACGGGATGCACCTCCATGGAGAAATTCCAGGCGCAGGTGCAGGAACACAGGGCGTGTTCAACAATATCCTTGAAAACGTGAGAGTCCAAGAATCCACGGGGACAATGATCTCCGCGGCAAACATATATTCTGCGGTGGTCGCCGATCCCTCCCTGCTCGATAACCAGCCTGCCGCGATTTACCTGGATGGAAGCGATACCGTGAACCAGAGGGCGAATATCAACAGTCTTTACCGTTGCCATTTCGCCGGATGGCCGATCGATCTCCTGATCCGCAATGGGCACGTGAACAATGCCTACGGTTGTAAGTCCTCGGTCAACAGCTACGACGATCCCCTCGGTTCGGGGCTCGGAGATAACCGGATTGCCTCGATCGCGATCGTTGATTCAACGGCGGTCGCGAGTTCGGTGACCACGGACAACAACTTTTTTGGATGGAGTTTTGACTCTTGGGATCAGACGCGGCGCGTCTGGCTCTACAATACGACGACCGCTGGGAATCCATACTTCGCCAATTTCTACGGCTGCCGCACGCTCCAGGCCTGGCTCTATGACCAGTCCGTCGCCGGCGGTTTTCATGCCGACGCGGTTGCAGCCCCGACGTGCACAAATGACCCTGATTGTGTACCGGTATATGGGGTGTTCGGAGATCGAGGGAATATGATCGCTGGAACCGCCGTTGAGAACGTATCAAGCAATTACCGGGCGGGGCTCTACGGATCGCATGATGCTGGGGTTGCGGCGTTCGCCGGTTCGGGAGATCGTAATTCCGGGGCCTTTCTTGCGGCTGGCCCCGATTTTGATCCGACGGCGCCAACGAATGCCATCGGTCCTCATGGAAGCGCGAGCATCCAGATTCTCGATCATGCGAGCGGCGATGCTGAATTTAGGCTCTTCAGAAAGGCGGCCGGGGCGAATACGTACACGGTCCTTGTCAGTGTGACGGATGACGGGCTGATGACTACAACCGGCCTCGGGCTCGGCAACAGCTTAGACGAAGAGCTTACAATCGCCACGGGCGCAATCACGGTGACGGACCGGACCTCCTACAGGATCGATACCGAAGGCGACGCCGCGACGGATAATCTGGATACGATCAACGGAGGGACGGAAGGTCAAGTCGTCACCTTTACGTCTGCAAATAGTGGGCGAGACGTGACCTTCATGGACGGGACCGGGAATATTCAGTGTGGATCGGCCAAGGCCCTGACGACGGTCTATGACGAGATCGTGTTAAAGAAGCAATCAACATACTGGAAGCTCATCAGCTCTGCGCTCGCAAATTGAGGCGGATATGCGCCGACTCACTCACTGGGAGATCCTGACGCTGGCCAAAGAGCATTCGCAGACTATCGATCCGATGTTGATCACGGCAATCTGCATGGTGGAGAGCGGCGGGAACCCCTGGGCCGTGCGCCATGAGCCTGGGTATCAATGGTGTGTACCCGGGGCCAAGAGACCACTGACATGTCCAGAGGCGACCGAGGGATTCCTCCAGCGCACCTCCTGGGGCCTCGGGCAAATCATGGGCGCGACCGCCCGCGATCTTGGGTTTGACGGATGGCTCACGGAACTGCTCGACCCGGCGCTCAACATGATCTGGGTCTGTTCATTCATCGAGCGGCTCGCCGCGAGGCTCTACGGGCATCGCGAAGACGTGATTTCGGCGTACAACGCGGGTAGCCCGAGGAAGACGCCAGGCGGGCAATACGTGAATCAGGCCTATGTTGATAAGGTCCTTGACAGGCTCCGGATCCTTGAACAGGAAATCCGGGTCTGAACAACCAGAAGCGGGGAGGGATCGCCACTTGAAACTCAAGAAAAAATGGGCGAAGCTGATTGCGCCGCTAGTTGCCCTCGGGCTCGCCCTGGGGCTCGGGCTGAGCGGGAAGATCCCAATGGACCGGGTTTGGTCGATGGCCGAGAAACTCTTGGAAAACGCGGTCACCACGACAATCGACGAGGTCGAAGAGCCGTCCCCGTCGCCTCCCGGCGAGATCCCTTATGGATTGCCTGTGCACGATGGTCCGGAGCGGCAGACCGATGGATAGCCCGGAGGTCCTCGGCTCGCATGCCTTCGTGACCGCCTTGGCTGTGCGCGGTCCGCTCACCGAACAGGTATGCGCTGACACGCTCTGTGACATCGCGCGGTCGATCGGCATGAAATCGGATGGACTGCACAAGGCCACATGGCGATACCCGGCATTCGGAGCCGGCGGCGAAGGGCTCACCATGGTCCAACCGATCGTCGAAAGCTTTCTGGCCTGGGATACGTGGTCCGAACATGGCGGTGGGTATCTCTTCGTCGTTTCATGCCGGCTCTACCAGGCCTCAAAAATCAGACTCGTTCTCGAAGCGCACGGGCTCGAGGTGATCGACGAGCAGCGCATAACCCTTGCCATCGATGGCCATTTGGAAAGGCATCCGCCGGCCGCATTCACCGATGACGTTCGCGGGAGGGCCTATCCTTGAAGACGCGCACGGTTTGGATTCTGCTCTTTTCGCTATGCGTTCTTTTCTGGGCTCTCGCCGCGACTTACAGCATCATGATCGCGGAGGCCAATGCCCAAGGATGCGCGAATCCACTTTGCGAAGACGACCCATGGACCTGGGAACTGGTCGAAGATCGCGTCGACGCCATGATCCAGGACGGGACCGGGCTCACCTGGACCTACAACGATGCCGGGAATTCACTCACCGGCAACGTCTCGCTCTCGCCCTTCGATACGGGGGACCTCGCCGAGGGCTCGAATCTCTATTACACCGACGTTCGCGCGGATGCCCGGATATCGGCCTGGCAGACCGGGACGCTTCCTGGGATCCTTGACACCATGATTCAGGACGGGACAGGCCTCTCATGGACCTACGACGATCCCGGCAACACGCTCACCGGCAACGTCTCGCTCTCGCCCTTCGATACGGGGGACCTCGCCGAGGGCTCGAATCTCTATTACACCGACGTTCGCGCGGATGCCCGGATATCGGCCTGGCAGACCGGGACGCTTCCTGGGATCCT